CCATTGCTTGGCCTAATTTAAATGCTACATAGTCACTGTTGGCTTTTTCAGCATCGCCGTAGATGTTGATGCCACGGCTGGACTGACTCTGACGCTTAGTAATCTTAGCTAGTTTTTTCTCAGTGATGAACTCTTTTGCTCTCATATTAACCAATAATAAATGTATATCCGCGACCGCCTGCTACTTGCGTTGCTAGTTCTGCTTCAAGTCTTTCGATTTCCATTGTGCCTTCGCTTTTGAGAGTTGCACCATTCAGGCTAGTACCGCCTTGTGGTCCGGCAATCTGTGCAAACTTTTCGCGAGCTTGCCCTAGCATTAGTTTACAGTTAGCTAGTGTATAATCTTTAACCCATTGTGTAGCGTACATATCGTTTAAAATACCAATATCTGGACGATAGTTGTAGCAGTATAATAACAATTCTTCATCACTGTTGCGTGGACGCTGTAGCATCGTTAACTTATGGCTTTGTTGATGCCACTTGAATTCAATAAAGCTACCAAACATACGACCAACTAGCTCTTGATATTGTGCAAATAATTCGTAAGTTAATATGCCGCCCATGTTGCTACTACTTAACAAATAGGTATTTGTATAGGCCATGTTAAACGGTTCGAATACTGTTCCGCCCTGACCTGACCCGGTTCTACTACCAATACTGCGACGGAAGATTTGACGTACTTCAATTACTTCTTTAGGAAGAATATACGTATTTTGATCTTCGATAGTAGTCAAGAACATGTAACTTTCTTCCACACTACTATCGCCACGTTGACGATATTTGCCCAGCGCACGTTCTAATGCTGTTTCATAATGCTTAGGATCTAACTCAACATCGACCATGCCGTCGCCCAGCATGTTACGGCAATAGTCATATACTGCGGTTTTTGCTTGTTGTAGTTCGTTAATTTCTGTAGTTGGCATACTGTATCTCTTTAGTATATTTAGCGGGTTCGGACAACGGCCAATCTTAAAAATTTTAAAATTGTTATGTACATCCAACCTATGTCAAATTCCCACGATTTACGACTAAGTTTAGCACTTGCCGGATTCAAGTGATGATTGTTATGAAGTTCTTCCCCACCAATAACAATACCAACAGGACTAATATTACGACTAAGATCCTTTGTACTACCATTAATGTATCCCCACCAGTGTCCGATTCCATTTACAACTCCTGCTGCCCAAAAAGGGATCCATAGCATTTGTACACCCCACACTAGAAATCCCCATGGCCCAAATAATAACAAGTCTATGACTAACATTAAGAGAATGCCTAAGCGGCTGTGGGCAGTGTACAAATTCTTCTCGATCCAGTCGTCGGGTGTTCCTACACCGTACTGTTGAATCATTGCTTTATCTTTACTAGCACTGTGATACAATCCGGCGCCTTTAAAGAACACACGCTTGATACCGTAAACTAACGGACTGTGCGGATCGCCTTCTTGATCTGTAAATCTGTGATGTTTACGGTGTATAGCAACCCATTGCTTGGTTACCATACCCGTTGTTAGCCACAACCACGCTCTCATGAAATGACTTACTATAGGTTTAAACTCTACTGCGCGGTGTGCTTGACTACGGTGTAAGTATAGTGTGACACACACTATGGTAATGTGTGTTAACAGTAGTGTTGTTAAAATAGTCATTACCATGTATCGGCACTCCAGGCCACACGCTTCCAAATATTGCCGCCGCCCGACGGAATCAGCGTAACTGTTCCGCCGCCAAGGGTATCAATAGTTTGATCAACCTGTAACTGCCACTGTCCTTCGTTTATCTCAGTCACAGTATCTATTGTATAAGTCACTGTATTCCAAACAAAAGTCCAACCTGCTTGCGGTTGTGGATACTCGCCCTTTTGTAGTGCTGGAAACGCATTGCCGCTATAGCCACCAATTAGTGGTACTTGGTAACTTGCACCAAAATTTCCAGCACAGTAGTACATATATGTTCCGTCGAATGCTACGCACCCTAAACTATCTCCTGGACCACCTAAGCTAGATGTGGGCACGGCTTGATTGATGAATATAACTTTATCTGACACGATCTCAGTACGGCCATTGGAGCCGCCAATTGTAACAGGTCCTGTACTGTTGTTGCCAACTAGTACGCCGATAGATGATCTGATGTCCACATACTGATCAGTACCGTCTACTAATAATCGAATGTCACCGCCGTATTCTGTTTCTATTCTCGAGCCACCCGGAAATGTTAAACTACCATCTGTGCCAAATGTCCAACTACGTAAACCGCCCTCGCCAGCATCTGTAGTAATCTGTACATTGTCGTAACCGTCGCTGACTCTGATATGATTTCGTTCGCCACCTAAGAATAAGTCAGCATTAGATTGATCTATTGTGCCGCCTGCTCTTAAGTGAATGTGATTAGGTGCTGTAGGATCTACAACAAGATATTGATGATTGTTAAAGTTGCCGTCGTTGTAATGTAACTGAGCGTCTGGAATTAATTTGATTGTGTCTAATCCACTACCGTCGCCGCTGTCGGCATCGCCTCCGTATAATCTTCCCTTGGCTAATACTTTACTCTTTAAGTGTGTGCGGATACCATCAAATATTAACAGTTCTAACTTATTAGGACTATTGCCTTCGTCAGTGTTTTGATAAAAAGCAATTTCACCAAATGGGTGAATTTCACTAGTGTTGGTGTCGTTGCTGTTGTTACCGTCTATTTTACTTGTTACTATTTTGCGTACTGTTGTCATGGTAGTTGTTCCTGATTAATCGTAATATTCTGAACCGTAGAATACTGTAGCACTCCACTGTACTTTTAATGTTTTGCCTTCGCCATCTAAGCGACGATACTTGATTTGACCTTCATTTTGTACTAACCATAGGTCGTCGTTCTCGCCATCTGTTGTTCCACTTTGTACTTCCATGTGGCTGATGTGTTCTTCTCCGCTGTCTCGTACTATGTGGATAGAACCAATAATAGTACTTTCAGTCGTGTACGCATGATAGTCAATCTTAGCGCCTCGGAAGTCAGCATCACCGCCTGGCAACTCTGCCGCGTCCCACCATACTACGGGATCTGCTCCGGTAATAACTTGATAGTGAACAGCCTGGCCTTGGCCGAATGCCAATTGTATTCCATCGTCTAGTACTATTTGTAAATTACTAACACCGTCATATCCGCCAATACGAGCACCGTACCAATTGATCAAGTCGCCTGAAATTTGTAGACTATACAGAGTATTACCGTTCATTAAATCTATCAGTTCTTGCGTTGAAGGCATATAGAACTGCCACTCATTACCTGTGTTATCATAAGTTATTGTAGTTTCAATTGTAGGACCGTAATTTCTTCCGGTTACAGAAACTTCCTTATATCCGTAGACTTCTTCAATTCTGCGATCACCTGGAGATTCAAGTTTAACACGACTGCCGCTTCCACCGCTGCCGATAGTTGTAACTTCGTCTGCTCGCATTTTAGGACGGAACGGAACTTGAAACCAATCAGTGGAAACAAATGGCGTAAACGCATCGGCACTAACTGCTCCACCGTAGGCCCACATGTCAGTTGTTTCGTTTGTGGTCTTTTCTTGTTGCGTGTAAGTACCGCGACTGGCTACTGTGATTTCGTCAATGTAAAAGTCATCTTCTAACTCTACAGTATACGTTGAGTAGGTTGCTACACTTTGATCAGATAATAGGGCATTGTAAGAGACTGCGTCAATAACTAATGGAGTGTTCTCAATAGTAGTAGTTTGATCAACACTAGTATCGTCAACTTCTTCAACAAAATAGTTAGAAGCCTGTGTAATGCCAGGAATAACAACGCCGGTTGTACCTGCTTGTAAATTGACGCCACCTAACGATAAGTCGCTGCCTTGTATTTCAAATGCTTTCTTTGCCATATTATATTATTCCTTAATCGTTAGTAGTCATTTCAATAGCGTGTACACTGACTCGTACATCATTAGTTACGCTAATTGGTCTACAGGTAATTTCTATTCTGTTAGTAAGAGTATTCCACTGTCCGTCGAATGTAGCAATAGCAGCGGCACCCGAGTAAGTAACACCGTATGTGGTCACATGAACTATGTTATTGTTATATCCCTTGACGGCAATAATATCGCAGGCTTGTGTATCCCAAGATAGGCCGCCACCGTCTGTTAGACCTTCTACCATAACAAACAGTTTAATGGCTTTTTGATTTATTCCTGTACTAGTATAAACTACAGTATCTACGTTTGGAAGGCAACTAGTGTTGTCTTGGTAACTTTGTTTAACATCGCCAGGATATGTTATGCTACCATCACTGCCAAATGTCCAAGTCTTGTCTACTACACTAATAATAGTGTTAGTGCCGGCAAGTTCTTCCTGCCATGCTTGATAAGCCTGTTGGGCGTTATTAGCGGTTGGAGCCATGTTTGATGAGGGAGGTAAAACTCCCTCCGGAGGAGTATAACTTACTAGCAGAGGATATGCTTGATAACTTGGCATTCCTGCCCACGGCCTAACTTCTGGAGCAATTATGGATGCGTCTTCATCTCTAACTAGTTCCCATACTGCCTCTGCATCAAAATAAGTTGCACGAGTCACAGTCACACCATTAGCCAATATGCTTGCATTTTGTGTTGTTTGTAGCATCGCAGTACCCGATGCTAATAGTAGTTGCGAAGAAACTTCTGTATTTTCAGTTGTTGCTTGAACTGAGACAATGCCGCCTGGAGCACTGGAGAAACCTGGCCATCCCATGCCGACTGGACCAATGAATCCACCAGTAGGTAGTATGATACTACCGCCCGTATCAAACACCCAAGTGGCCTCACCAGCAAGTAACTTGATAGCACCTAATGACGCAACTGTCGCAGGATATTCTGGCGGAGGACTTACTGCGATATTTACAGTCCATACTAACTCGGTAGGATGTTGAATATCGCTTAGTGATATACTAAATGTATAACCTGAGATGCCGTGGTCTGCTTCTACAAAAGTAAATGTCAAACCATTAACATATCCTGGATTATTGCCTCTAACAGGATTGTCAATTATTGTTTGTACTGTACCATCCTGACCAACCTGGAATTGTACTCCGAAGGACCAAGCCTCTCCTTCTAATACCAGTGTGCCTTCTCCAAAATAGTGTGCTGGATCAACCACTGCGGTAAATGTCTTTGGCAGTAGTAATGGAGTGTTTATAGTGCCACGGTCATCTAAAGTTACATACAAATTACCAGTAGGACTATTTCTTAGTTCATACGCAGTTCCTACAAACGCTGTGCTTTGCCAAGTGTTGTCACTAAAAGTAATTCTATCAGGAACAGTTAGATTACCATCGTTGCCAAATAACCAAGTATAATCATTGAAAAAATCGCTAGGATTTCTTACCTTTATAGCAAGCTCTGATCCCCAGGTTACAAGACTGAGGGTTTCGCCGCCAAAAATTTCTGGAATGTTTGGTAGTGTTAATTTTGAATAGTATACAGTATCTTCGCCCTCTCCAGTTACAAGTTCTTCAAACTGATATTGGCTTTGACTACCAGTTTTCAGGGTACCACCAAAAGTTATACTACCTGCTGATAATACTCCATCTGCACCAAGACTAACAGTCCATTCACCGTTGACTAAACTTGCTGTTGATGTAATAAATCCAGCGCCGTTAGTTAACTGATTAGTGTTTGTCGGAATTGTAGGCTTATTGAGTATCTGCGCCACTCCGCTTTGTGCAGTCCAGTCCGCATTTACTTGAGCAAAATTTACACCATCTGTAAGTGCTGTATAAATTTCATCAAAATTTTGATTGGTTTTGTTAAACGCATCACGGATGATATCTCCGTCTTTGCTGTTTGCACTAGTACCAATGTTTATCGTTTGTTTTGCCATCGTTTTTCGTCCTAAGGGTCGCTTTAATAGTATTTATCGTACGCTAAATATAATACTATGCCACGCTTATCACTTTACCGCCCACAAAAAGGGTCAGATTACAAGTTTATTGACCGCACTGTCTACGAGATGTTTCAAGTAGGCGGTGTAGATGTGCTTCTGCACAAATATATTGGGCCAACAGATCCTAGCGATCCTAACAAGGCTATGGGTGCAACTTCAATTCAGGATGTACTTTTCTTAGAGAATCGTGATAGAAAGTATGATTCAGATGTGTATAACTTACGTGGCGTATACAATGTACAAGATACAGATTTTAACCTAAGCCAATTTGGTTTATTTTTACAAAATGACACTGTGTTTTTAACAGTACATATCAACAATACTGTAGATATTCTTGGTCGTAAAGTTATGTCAGGCGATGTGGTAGAATTACCTAACATGAAAGACGAGTATGCGGCTAACGATTATGCGGCGGCCTTAAAAAGATTTTATGTAGTCGAAGATGTTAATCGTGCAAGTGAAGGATATAGTTCAACATGGTATCCACATCTATACCGTTTAAAATTAAAACCTATCGTCGATAGTCAAGAATTCAAAGATATTCTCGAACGACCAATGGATGAAGAAACATTTGCTGGAGATTACGATTCAGTTAGAACGTATTACCCCGGTGAAGTCGTAAGATTCAACGGAACACTATACTATGTAATAGACGCTGTAGGTCCTACAGGCACTACATTAACTCCACCGGATTCAACTGCATGGGCAGTCTACTCTAATACTACACTGCGTGATGTTATGAGTACATATGAAAAAGAGATGCAGATTAATAATGCTGTAATTTTAGAAGCAGAGTCTGATGCAGCTAAGAGTGGATACGAAACAAGTCATTACTATACCTTAGCAGTTGACCCTACT